TATAATTACAGAAGGAGTTGATTATAATCAATTGCTAGTAGGAGATAAGAATGCAATAATGTTTGCAGCTAGAATTTTATCGTACGGTAAAGATTACGTATTCAACTACGGTGGACAACAAACAGTGGACTTATCTACACTAGATCTTAAGTACTTAGACGAAAAAGTAATTAAAGAAGGTAAAAATGAATTTGCATTTGATCTACCTACAACCGGTAATACCCTTACCTTTAAGCTTTTAAATCACAGTGATGAGAAAAGTATCGAAAGAGAATTAGTAGGCTTAAAGAAACTTAATAAAAATGCATCTCCTGAGGTTACTACCAGGTTGAAGAGGATTATAACTTCTATAAACGGACAAACTGAACAAAAAGATATTAGATCTTTTGTAGATAACTACCTTTTAGCTAAGGATGCTAGAGCTCTAAGAAAAGAGTATACTAAGATAAACCCAGATATTAACATGAAATTTAAACTATCGGATGACGATGGAGGAGAGGAGGAAGTTGAATTGCCCATTGGGCTTAACTTTTTTTGGCCTGACTCAGGCGTATAGGTTAAGTGTATTCACTTCTATACATGAAATAGTTTTTAATGGAAACGGAGGTTACGACTGGAATACGGTATATAATATGCCTATTTGGTTAAGAAAGTTTACATTCAATAAAATTAAAGAACATTTTGAATCACAAAAAGTAGAACCAGCCCCAACGCAATCAAGTACTCCTCAAATAGCAAAACCTAATATAAAACCAGCATATACAACAAAGGCTTCTAAATAAAAGAGGCCTTTGCTATTTATATTAAATAACTTACTATAGATGCCTGAAGAAACTAACATAAATCCTGAGAATGCTAAGAATGCTAAGCAAATAGCTCAAGAAATGGGTACCGCTGCTGAACAAGTAAAACAATTTTCAAAAGAAGCAGAAGAAGCTGGTCAACATTTAATTAGTTTATCCACCCACATTGGAAACGTAGCTAAAGGTTCTAAAGAGTTCAATGGTGAAATAAAATCAGCTCAGAATCTTACAAAACAAGCAAGTAAGTACGCTGGAGAAATTGCTAAGTTTACAGCTGATGATTTAAAAGATAAAAAGAAAACACATGTTCTTCTAAAAAAACAAGCAGCAGTTAAAGGTTCTATACAAGCTATGGAATCAAAAATAGCTGTTTTAATGGAAAAAGCAGCTAATGCAACCGAAAAGGAAGCAGAACAGTTACAGAAATCAGCAGAATCTTTAGGAGGAGCAGTAGATAATGCTAAGGTTCTACTTAAGACATTTGATAAGATTGAAGATGTTAACGAAAAGTTAAACAAAGATACTAAGTTCTTTGATACTATGAATGATTTTACTAAGGATATACCTGTACTAGGTAAACTCTTTAGTGATTTTAAAACTGGAGCAGAAAATGCAAGAGCTGCAGGAGTAGAAGGGAAAAATGTAAGCATCGCAGGTTTTAAATCAATTGCTAAAGCCGGTACAAAAGCAGCAGCCGCTTTTGCAGGTGCAACTATATTTGCAGGATTTAAAGAAGGTAATCAAAGAATAACCGACCTATCAAGGAATCTAAACATGTCAAGAGAATCAGCACAAGCTCTAAACGACAGATTTAATAAACTTGGATCAGCAACTAAATCTCTAACAGGTAAAGATATTCTTAAAGCAAACAGTGATATATCTGCTCAATTTGGAATACAAGCAGACTTATCCAATGATACCCTTACTACTATATCTACAATGACTACAAAATTAGGTCTAAGCGCAGAACAAGCAGGTGATCTAGCTAAATTCTCTGCTTCTACGGGTCAGGATTTAAAGAAAGTTTCAACGGGTATAATAGAACAGGTTAAATTTCAAAATATTAATAATAAATCTGCTATAAGATATCAAGATATTATGAAGGATGTTGCAGGAGCATCTGCAGCAACCCAACTTACCACGTCTAAATTTCCAGGCGGAATAGCAAAAGCAGCTTACCAGGCTAGAAAATTAGGCCTAAGCTTCAGTCAATTAGATAGCGCCGGTTCTAACTTATTAGACTTTGAATCTAGTATTGCAGCAGAAATGGAAGCTGAATTACTTTTAGGTAGAGACCTAAACTTAGATAAAGCAAGAGCAGCAGCATTATCCGGAGACCAAGCAACATTAGCAGCTGAATTGGCTAAAAATCTAGGTTCCGCAGAAGAGTTTGGTAAACTTAATGTTATACAACAGGAATCTCTTGCTAAAGCTATGGGAATGACTAGAGAGGAAGTAGCAGAATCTCTACAGAAACAAGAAGCTATTAAAAACCTTGGAGGAGACCAGAGTAAAGGTCTCGACGCAGCAATAAGACAAAGATACAAAGAAGTTTCCTTAATGAAAGAAGGTGCTGCTAAAGAAGCAGCAAAAGCTAAACTAATGGACGATGCTGGAAATGATGAACTGATAAGACAGTTAAATAATCAGAGTATGGCTGAAGCTCAATTAGAACTTCAACAGCAAATGAAAGAGGCTGTAATGGGTTTAGGGGACCCATTAAATAAGATAGCAAATATGTTCTCAAGTATTTCAGGGTCTGCAGGTACAGTACTAACAATTATTGGTGCAATAGGTGCACTTAGTATATTTAAGAAATTCAGAGGATTAGTAAAAACATTTAAAAAACTAACCTCAGGAGCCAAAGGCCTTAAATCTATGTTGGGAATGGGCGGCAAAGCAGCAAGTAAAACAGCTGCTAAAACAGCTGCTAAAACAGGTGGAAAGGGGATGCTGAAGGTAGGCGCTAAAATTGGAGCTAAAGCTGCAGGAAAGAGTATACTAAAAAAGATACCTATTATTGGAGCATTAGCAGGAATCGGTTTTGCAATAGGTAGAGCAGCAAAAGGCGATTATGCCGGTGCAGCAATGGAATTAGCATCAGGTGCAGCTAGTATTATACCAGGAGTTGGAACAGCAGCCTCTGTAGGGATTGATGCTGCATTAGCAATGAGGGATATATCTAAAGCTAAATCTAGAGGACCAGAAGCTACAGAGGGTACAGTAGGTGATTTTACATTAAAACCTTTAGGTGAAGATACTCTGACGATGGCAGGAGGTACAAAATTAGGAGGTAACGTAGAAAAGTTACTGGAACAACTTATCTCTATCGTCAGTGCCGGAGGAGATGTATATCTAGATGGATCAAAAGTCGGACAAACCTTAGTATTAAATTCAAAACTTAGCAATTAATAACTATTTATATTAAAACACATACACTATGTCACTATTATCAAAAGTAAAAGAATCTGTTTTAGGACTTAAGGGAGGAACACCTTCTAAAATGCCTGGAGCACTTAAAACATCTACCTTGCACAATAATTCATCAATTACTGACAAACCAGATATACTGGCTCAACAGTCTCAATTGAGTTTAAAAGGGAAAAAACCAGCTAACAACTATCTAGATAACTTACCTGAAAAAGGAATTAAAGCTAGAGCAATAGATGGTACAGGATCGAACAGTACAGATAGAAGTTAAATTTAACTCAATAAAATGCCGTTAATAGATATACAGACAGATCTTAAGTCGTTAACTTATGGTGAGTTTGGATCAGATGAACCTTTAGTAATAAAGAACATCAATAATAATCCAAGCCCAGACGGTATACACCTGGAAGCTACTAAAAGGGTAGATGATCTAAAAAGAATAACTAAACTACTTACTACAACCCCAGCAGGATTGAAATTTGCTGCTAACCAAGCTATGCTTAATACTCTAGAACAGAGTATAGCGACTAAGAATAAAGATAAAACAGCAGCTGGTAAACTACTAAGAGGATTAGGAGGGACTGTAAAACAGTTAGCGTCTACTTTAGCACAAGTACCGGTAAGTGGTACTGGTTTACATTTCGTAGAAGGATTTTCTGGTAAGTTAGGGTACCTAAAAGGAGTAAGAGGTCATATAGAATATAAAAATAACAGGAACCAAGACGGTAATATAAAAACTATCGGGGTAATTGAAAAGACAGGTGACTTTGAAGCAAATAATAGTAACTTAGTATTAGACTACTTTAGTAAAGCAATCTCTGGAACAGGAAATACACTATCAAGATCAGAAAAACTATCATCTGCCTTAAAAAATGAAACTTTCCCAATCTTAGAAGACGGTTCTTTTGAGGATATTACATTAGAAAACTACAGCTCAGTATCTACAAATAAAAGCCATAGTAACTTTCTATTACAAAGTAGTAGTTTCCAAATAGATGATCCATCAAAACCTTTTGATACGATTACTGCAAAAGCACCACATACTTCTTCAATAGAAAATGCAGAAGAAAAAACTGATACTGATAAAATATACGACGATTTAATTAAATTTAGATTTAAGATAGTAACCCCAGGAACTACTGAAGGAGCAGAACCAATTGTAACACATTTACAGTTTAGAGCTTTTTTAGACTCTTTTCAAGACGACTATACTGCAAATTGGAACAGCTTTAAATACATTGGAAGAGCAGAAGATTTTAGTACATACGGTGGATTCGGACGTGCAATATCCTTTTCTTTTAAAGTAGCAGCACTATCTTCACAAGAATTACAACCAATGTATGATAAATTAAATCTTTTAGCAGGTTCTTTAGCACCTACGTATGTTGGTTCAAGCTACATGAGAGGTAATTTTGTAGCATTAACAGTAGGTGATTATTTAGTAAATCAAACAGGATTTTTAACCTCCGTAGGTCTATCATGGAATACAGATTACCCAGTAGGTGGAAGAAATCAAAATGGAGGAAACGACGAAGAAGGTAGAAAATACGATAAAGAGCTTTTTCATATACTAGATGTTAATTGTTCCTTTACTCCTGTACATAAATTTAACACTACATTCGGAAGTCAATTTATAAATGACCAAGGAAACATGTTAGCACAACCAGCAAAAGAACAAAAAACAGTTGACTTAGTATAATGAATAGATACAAAGACATACAGATAAACAGAGACTCAAGCGGCAATAGGTACTACAGTAACACAGTATTCCCTGAAATACCACTTGACTCAGAAGATATATACGTTATTACCTCAGCTGGTGATAGGTATGATACTTTAGCTCTACAGTTTTACAACAATCCAAGTTTATGGTGGATTATCGCCGGTGTAAATAACACAAAAAAAGATTCATTAGTTGTGCGTGCTGGAATACAACTTAGAATACCAGCAAATCCATTTAACGTATTAAAACTTTATGAGGAAATTAACAGCAATAGGTAATGAAAAAAGCATTTGGAATACCGATAGAAAAAGCTGTCTACAAACAACTAGAAGCTAGAAAAGCAGTACTTAAACAGGACTCTAGAGTTGTACAAAGAAACATGTTACAGCATAATAAAGGAGCATGGGTAAGAGTGGTATCCGGAGTAGACACTAAAGTAGGCACCATAACAGCAGCTCCAGAAGCAGCAGTAACAGGAGATACAGCTGAAAAAGATATTTACTCAGAAGAATTAGCTTCTAATTTTGTACTTCAGGGCGGAGTGCTTAAACCACAAACCGCAACTGACGGTAAACGTAGTTTTGAGCTTAGAGAAGGTTTAGAATTAAGAGGTAATTTTTTAGATCATAACGGTGCTTACTCTTATGACGATACCTTAGGTTATAGACCAATGCCCGGTATAACTGACTTTACGGTTCAGTCTCAAGGTTCTTTCGGTACCCTAAAAAAATCTGATATACAATTTAAAGTTTGGTCATTAGAACACTTAAACTCTATGGAACAATTATACTTCCGACCAGGGTTTAATATTTTAATAGAATATGGCTCAGCAGCATTTTTAGATTCTGAAAGTGAAGAACTGGAAGTAAATACATTAGAGTACTCCTTAGCTGATGAATACCTTAAAAGGAGTAAAACCTTAGCACAGCTTGATGCTGAGATTGATAAGTTAGAATTAAAAACATGTTTTAACTATTCAGGTTTTTTAGGAAGAATTGTTAATTTCAGCTGGTCTTATAATACTGACGGAGGTTTTGACTGCAGTATACAGATACAGGCAAGAGGTGAAATAGTAGAATCACTAAAACTTTTGATGGAAGATAATTCTGATAGTGGGTTAAATTCATTTTCAACATCTACTCCTTCTAAAATGCCTGAGTTTACATTCCTAAAAGGTTTGAAAGCTTTAAAAGGGACACAAAGAGATGCTTTTGCAGAGAAGTACTTATTAGATATAGACGGCGAGTTTGATAAAGACGAGTTTATAGTTACTTCGAGTAATAGGTTTAACGTTGAAGGCTTGGAAACACAAGCTGATGAAAATTCTAAATATAAAGTAGGTAGAAAGTATGATAATGACTTCAAATTTATGACACTGGGTACACTACTAACGTTAATAAATAATTTCTGTGTAATAGAAAATGAAAAGGGAGAAAAAGAAACATCCTTTAGAACAAAACGATACGAAAATAAACACTCCTGTGGGTATATAACATTTCCTGGGCATGTAGCATTAAATCCGTTAATCAGTATGTTACCTTTTAAAAGTGAAAAAGGAGTGTACATGTCTGACCTAGAGCTATACGGAGCCTATACAGACCAATCTGTACAAATGCCTAATGAAATTTCAGGTGATAAACTAGAATCTACCAACATTTACCACATTCTAATTAACATAGATTACATTATAGAGTTAGTTGAAAGCCTTTATAAAGGTAAAGATAATACAGCAGATATAAATGTATTCTCTTTTCTTAAAACTGTACTAGGAAAATTAAATTCAAATCAAGGAAGTATTAATAATTTAGATTTAGATTTAGATAAAAGAGTTAATGAATGGCGAGTAGTTGATAGAGACTACTATGATCCGGAAAAATCAAGCGGAGACAGCTATAGCGAACTTGATTTAGTAGGGCTAGGTAGTTTGGTAACAAATTTTAGTCTTGAAACTAAGATATCAGGAGCTCTTACAAACATGTTAGCAATATCAGCTGCTGTCAGCGGTAATGATGGCGACTTAGATTCTATGTCTAGATACAATATGGGTCTTAAAGACAGATTTAAAGACTCAGTATATACAGGAGTTGCAGATAAACCAGTAGAAGATGACAGTGCCAGTAAAGAGGAGACACAGAAACATGCATTAGAAGCAGGATCTAAAGTAGCTAATTGTTATTCAATATATAATAAAAGTAAGAAATTAGATATTACTGCTTTTGAAAATACTAAAATAAGTCACACCAGCTATACCGAAAAAGCCTATAAGTTAAATCAAAAATCAATAAGACAGTCAGGTAAAAAAGCATCCTATAAAGGTATTATTCCAATGAATCTTAGTTTGACTATAGACGGAATAAGCGGATTAAAAGTAGGAGAAGCATTCAGAATCAATAACAGTGTTCTTCCTTCAAGTTACCACAACAGAGTAGGTTTTATAATCACAGGACTTGCAGATAAGATAGGTGGGGATAGTAAATGGTCAACTGAAATTACAACAAAAATGTTCAACCTACCTTCCACAGAAAAAGCAGACCCTACTTTTCTAAAGCTACAGTCTAAGTTAGCTAAACAAAAAGAAGCAAGAAGAATAATAGCAGCAAGAGAATTAAAAGCATATAAAGCTGTCAATCAACGAGGTCAAGAAGCCTTAAAAGCAAAATACGGTCTACCAGGAGAAGGACCTTTCTCTAAAATAGAAATACCGAAAGGTTTACATTTATTTTATGGTAAAGAGAAACATACTACCATTGGGGGTGTACATACATCAGTTGCAACACCATTGCAAAATGCATTTTCACAATTAGCAGATTTTTATGGAGGTCAAAAAGGATTAGATAAGTTGAAAATAAGTATGTACCATGGATATTACAATAAGAGACAAAAAAGAGGAGGCACATCCTGGAGTACTCATGCATTTGGTATAGCAATTGATTTATTTAAACCTAAAAATGAATTAAGCGGAATGCCAGCACCAATAGCATATTTCTCAAAACCAGAGTATAAAGCTGTGCAAGATATATTTGAACGAAATGGATTCTACAGTTTAGGTAGAGCAAAGAATTACGATTATATGCACTTCCAAGCATGGGATCCGGGACTAAGTGAAAAAACTGGAGCACCTTCTAACGCTAGCCGTTTAGCAGGAAGACCATATGGTGCTACTTCTGCAGTGACAACAGGATGGGAATTACCCGAGGCTGGTACTTGGGTAGAAAGTTAACAATATAAACAAGTAAAATAAAATATAAACACAATGGCTTGGCTACCAGCATTTAAATACATAAAAGGGTTAATGGCTCCTGCAGGGTTATTTATGCAACCGAACGGAGAACCTTACGAAGGGTCCTATCATGAACTCTATAACGGTAAAACTTTTACTGGTGATATACCTAGTAAGGATTCTGTCCGTATATATAAAGATGATTCAGAACCACATCTACCAGATTATAAATACGAAAATTCCTTAGTTAGCGAACCAGTGTACCCCTCCCCAGAGGATTATGAAAAAGGTTTTTTTATGAGATACTATATTAAAGATCATAGGGACTCTAAGTTATTTGAAGTAGAAAAACAAACATACATAAAGAAAATAGAAGAAAAGTTTCTTTCCGGTACTGATTTAAAGTGGATATTAGATAAACCTATAAAGGATATTTTTAATCAAGGGTACTTATATAAAGGTGCTATAACTAGAAATAAAGAAAATACAAAAAAAGCTTCTATAATTCTAAACGGATTAGATTTATTCATAACAGAGTATGATAAATTCGTTGATATACAATCAGATGTAAAAGGGTATAAATTTGAAGAACTACCTAGAATGGAAAAGGTTCGTATAATAAGAAAGATATCTAATTTGCAAAGCAAACCTAAAGTAACACCTAAGCCTAGGTTTAAAAAGAAGTTAAAGAAAAATATGAAAGGATTTCATATAATGCCTGATGGTACTAGGATGAGAGATTCGGATATGCCTAACTACAGTAACACACCAACTACATCCAGCAATACAACAACTTCATCCGGCGGCGGAGGTGGAGGTGGAGGTGGTAGTAACCAGTACTTCGACTCAAATGACGGTAGCCCTTATGGAAGTTCAATGGGTAATAGCAATTCGAGTAACAATACACTTAATAATTACTAATAGTTTGTAGCCTCAAGTATTTTTCTTATATTATACAAAAGGTTATAGATGTTTTATATAGTAGAAGCAGAAAATAAATTAGATCACTTAGAGAAACTTATGAAATTAGGTTGCTTTGTAGATGTGATTTCATCTAACGACCTTTTTCATCCGAAACTTACCACAACAGTAGCAGTTTATATAAGAATGCTTAAAAGCACTCACGGTTACATTATTCCAATTAATCATGATGAAGGTTTAAATGTAGATAAACAACGTATCTATGAACTTCTTAATAAATGTAATAAACTATATACAGTAGATAAGAAGAAATTACTCTATCACTTTAATCTACAGGGAGCAATAGACGTATCACTGCTTTACAGTATGGTTAATTACGACAGACTAGATATCAACAGAAGCAACTCAGCTTTAAATTATTTTTACAATAAATTTAGACAGCATCCTGATATAAACAAACTTATACCTATATCGAAACATTATGAGGTATGTGAAAATACCTATAAAACTATTGAACCTATTTTTGAGTACGATTTACCAAGTGGATTTGATTTTTATAATAAAACTGCAACTAACGTATTCTTTCTTTTAGAGCAACATGGTATAGGTATACATTATGAACCTTTTGTAGAGATGTTTTCTCCAAGGGATCCACTCTATAACATTAAAGGTGATACTGTATTGACATCGTATAATCTATACAATGCTACATCTAGACCAACAAATTCCTTTAATAGTATAAATTTTGCAGCAATTCCTCATTCTGAAAAGCATCGTGAAACCTTCCGCCCGAAAAATGATTACTTTATTGAGTTTGATTTTGACGGCTATCATCTACGTCTACTTTGCGATCAAATCAATTATAAACTTACCAATGAATCTGCTCATAAGCAACTAGCAAAGCATTATTTCGGTACAGAGGATATAACAGATGAGCAATATAAAGAAGCTAAGCAGATTAATTTTCAAGCTATATACGGCAAAATACCGGAAGAACATAAGAATTTAGAAATATTTAAATTAATACAGGAATATATAGACAATATGTGGTCGACCTATAAAGAAGTAAACGTAGTTTGTAATCCACAGTCAGGAAAATCATTTACCACGAACCTAAAAGAAACACATCCAGCTAAGTTGATGAACTATATGATGCAATCGTTGGAAACCTCAAATAATATTCTTATCTTAAAAGAAGTACTACGTTACTTAAGAGATAAAAAGACAAAGATATCGCTTTATACGTACGATGCTATCCTTTTTGATTTTTCAAAAGAGGATGGAAAAGAAACTTTAAAAGGTATTCAAGAGATACTGGAAAGCAAGGGAAAATTCCCGGTTAAGTTTAAATATAGTAATAATTTAGTTTTGTAGAACAGTTTATATTTATAATAAATGAAAGTAGTTACGGATTTTTCCGTCGAATATGATTTCGACGATGTATTTTTAAACGATGATATGAGTAATAAACTGTTTTGTACATTTTCAACCCAAGAGGATTTGGAAGATGTACTTTCTTCTATACAAGATAGGTATAAGATAATATATAATAAAATATTTGTACTTTACTCTAAAAGTCAAGATGAATACATATGTACATATAATGTAGATTTTGGTAATGTCTCTGCTTTTTTAGATAATACAATACTAGTTCATAGGAAAAAAGAAACAAATACTCTTTATACTATAAACGCACTTAATACATTAATTAAATCACTTAACGACGGTAAGGTAGATCCTTCTTATAGGGTAAACTGGGCAGATTACAGAAACTGCGTGCTACTTACCAAAGGTCCTGAACTAAAAAGGATAAATACTAAACTTTTTCAGATAATAGAGTTGGAGCATTAAAATATTTTTCGTATATTACTTATATAAATATTTAAAATAAGTTATATATGGACATTAATGCAATCAAGGCAAAACTAGACGCCTTAAACAACAACAGTCAGGACAGAGAAAAAACTGACTACTCCAAGATTTTTTGGAAACCACAATTAGGAAAACAAACGCTACGTATTGTACCGTCTGCTTTCGATCCTGCTTTTCCTTTTAAGGAATTGAAGTTTCACTACGGAATTGGAAAGTATCCAATGGTAGCACTCTCTAACTTTGGAAAACAAGATCCTATTGAGGAATTTGTAAAAGAATTGAGAAAGACCAACGATAAAGACAACTGGTCTTTGTCAGGTAAAATTAACCCTAAAACTAGAGTATTTGCTCCTGTAGTCGTAAGAGGAGAAGAAGATAAAGGAGTACGTCTATGGGGATTTGGTGTAACAATCTACAAAGCATTACTTGCTTTAGCAGAAGATGAAGATATCGGAGACTTTACAGATGTAATTAACGGATGGGATATGGTAGTAGAACAGGCACAAGGTAATCCTTATCCTGAGACTACTGTTAGAATAAAACCTAAACAAACTCCATTATCAGACGATAATAACTTAGTAGATACTTGGTTAAAAGATCAACCTAATCCTGTAGAAGTACATAATGAGTACGATTACGAATTTATTAAAAAACAATTACAAAATTATCTGAACCCAGGCTCTGCTGAAGAGGGAACTCCTGAAGCACCTGCTAAAGATAAACTGCCAGAAAGCCTAGGTCAAGCAAAAACAGACTTTACTTTGGAAACAGCTACGGCTGGCAACAAAGACACAGTTAGTAAATTTGATGACTTATTCAACGAGTAAAATATGGCAAAGAAAAAAGAAATAGTACAAGCAAAGGCTACTGCTAGTGTGCAGAAGTCATTTAACCTGGGTAATTTCAAGAAGAAAAAAGGATATTCCTCTTCTTCTGTAAAGTTCAAAGAACAAGGATGGATTCCTTTATCTAAAGCTTTTCAGGAAATTACTTCTCTACCGGGGATACCGACAGGTCATATTACCTTATTAAGAGGTCATAGTGATACTGGAAAAACAACAGCTCTATTAGAAGCAGCTGTAAACGCTCAAAAGATGGGAATTTTACCTGTCTTTGTAATTTCAGAAATGAAATGGTCATGGGAACATGCTAAAGAAATGGGTTTACAGTTTGACGAAGTAAAAGATGCTAACGGAACCGTAATAGATTATGAAGGACATTTCCTTTATGCTGATAGAGGGTCATTAAACACTATTGAAGAAGTAGCAGTCTATATGGCTGATTTAATGGACGAACAAGCAAAAGGTAATTTACCTTATGATATGTGTTTCTTTTGGGATTCAATCGGTTCAATCCCCTGTGATTTATCAGTACGTTCTAATAAGAATAATAATGAATGGAATGCAGGAGCAATGTCTACTCAGTTCGGTAATAACTTGAATCAAAAGATTCTATTATCAAGAAAAGAGAACTCACCTTATACTAATACGTTAGTTGCTATTAATAAGGTATGGACTATGAAACCAGAACATCCAATGGGTCAACCTAAATTACAGAACAAAGGAGGAATGTCTATGTGGTACGATGCTACATTAGTTGTTACCTTTGGTAATATTACTAACCCAGGTACCTCTAAAATAAAAGCTGTAAAGAATGGACTTCAAGTAGAATTCGCTAAAAGAACTAATATTCAGATAGAGAAGAATCATATTGGAGGTGTACAATCAAGAGGTAGGGTAGTTATGACGTCTCATGGATTTATTGAAGATGATAAAAGAGCTATCGATAAGTATAGGGATGCTCATAAAGAACACTGGTTAAAATTAGTTGGTTCTGTAGACTTTGATCTTATCGAAGAAGGAGATTTAGAAGAAACACCAATCTCTCCAAACCTACTAGATTAATGGCGTACGAAAATATACTAAATAACCTAAAAGAGACTCCTCCCCGATCATTAAACGATCATATATTGGTGGTGGATGCTATGAATATGTTAATTCGTAGTTTTTCACTCCTAAAAGCGATGAACCCTTCAGGCTCCCATATAGGGGGTATTGTCGGGTTCCTCCGCTCCTTAGGGTATGTGACTCGAATATTTGATCCAACAAGGGTGATAATAGTGTGGGACGGAAAAGGTGGATCAGCAAATCGAAAGAATGTAGATCCTAACTATAAAGCTCAAAGAGCTACAAGTAGAATAACCCATTGGGGTTTGTATGACACTAAAGAGCAAGAAATGGAAGCTTTAATAGGTCAATTACAAAGAGTACAGGATTATTTGGAATGTCTTCCTATGCAATCTATGGTGTTAGAGAAATTAGAAGCAGATGATATTATAGCGTATTTAGCTAAGAAATCATCAGTATCTGACGTTAAAAAATGTACTATTATATCCTCTGATAAGGATTTCTTGCAATTAGTGGACGATACCGTTGAGGTGTATGCACCTATAAAGAAGAAAACCTTTACAGAATCCAATATAAATGCTGAATTACAGGTTCTTCCGGAAAATTATAATGTGGTTAAGGCATTATTAGGAGATAACTCTGATAATTTAGCAGGTGTCAAAGGATTAGGAATAAAAACTATACTATCAGAATTTCCCGACCTAGTAAATAAACCAGGTACCGACTTACAGTATGTTTACGATATATGTGAAGCTAAATTAGAAGAAAAGAAAGTTAAAAAGATTTTCCCTAAGATTATTACTCAATGGGATAGAGTTGAAACTAATTTTCAATTAATGAACTTACATATTTCTACTTTAGACGAAAAAGAAAAGAAGTACGTAAACGATGTAATTAAAGAACCTATAGACAGTCTACAGACCGGTGCTTTCTTACATATGTTGGAGTTAGATGGTATAGAAGGTATAACTAAAAATACCGAAGCATGGTTAGAGAACTTCAGAGGTTTAACTACCTACAAAAAGAAGTAAATTTATTACAAAAAATAGTAGCTATTAGTTGCTTTGTACGTTAATTTTCATTATATTTAAATAAATAAAGGTTATAATATGACATTAAAAAGTTTACAGCAGTACGGAAAGGGTTTCCAATTAAAAGTTTTAGGGTCATTATTGACAGATAAAACGTTCTTACTAAACGTAAGAGACGTATTAACCGATGAGTACTTCGACTCAGACGCCCATAAGTGGATTACCAATGAAATAATCAACTATTTCGATAAGTACCATACTACAATTACGATGGATGTTCTAAAGGTAGAACTTCAAAAATTAGATAATGAGCTTTTACAAGTTGCTCTAAAAGAAGAGTTAAGAAATTCTTATGCCGCTTCTCAAGACGATTTAGATTATGTTCAAGAAGAATTTACTAATTTTTGTAAGAACCAAGAAATGAAATCAGCAATCCTTAACTCAGCTGACCTTTTAAAAGAAGGAGATTTCGATGGTATTAGGAACGTAGTAGAAAAGGCTATGAAAGCTGGTATGGATAAAAATATAGGACACGAATATAACAAAGATATAGAAAGTCGTTATAGGGAAAACTATAGACCTACTATACCTACACCATGGCCAGTACTAAATGAAGGAATCCAAGGTGGATTCGGACCTGGAGATTTAGCTATTGTATTTGGTAATCCAGGAGGCGGTAAAAGTTGGACTTGCGTTGCTATGGCAGCACATGCTGTAAAAATGGGATATAACGTTAATTATTATACTTTAGAATTAGGAGAAGATTACGTAGGTAAACGATTTGATTGCTACCTTACAGGCTACTCTATTGACGAAGTAAATGACCATAGAGAAAAGGTACAGAAGCTAGTGGAAGGGTTGAAAGGTAAACTAATAGTTAAAGAGTATGCACCTAAAGGAGCCACAGTAAATACAATTAAATCCCATATTCAAAAGTGTATTGATATGGAACATAAACCAGATTTAGTAGTAATTGATTATGTTGATTACTTAAGAGCACCTTCTAAAGGTAAATTCTCTGAACGTAAAGATGAAATAGATGATGTATTTATTGCAACTAAAGGTTTAGCTAAAGAATTTAAGATACCAGTTATTACTCCATCTCAAGTTAATAGAATGGGAGCTAAAGATTCAGTTATAGAAGGAGATAAAGCAGCAGGATCTTACGATAAGATGATGGTAGCAGATATGTGCTTCTCCTTATCTAGAATGAAAGAAGATAAGGTACTAGGAACAGGTAGATGGCATGTAATGAAGAATAGATATGGAATGGACGGTATGACTTATAATCTTAAGATGGATACTAATAATGGTCATATTACTTTTGATGGAGAAGCAGATATGGAAGACTTAGAACCTAATGCAAACGGTGTTACCTCCACGCATAAGGAATTAGCTAAGAAGTTTTTTAGTGTAGAACAAAATAATAACAAATAATAGGATATTTATTAAAGTATCCTCAAGATCTTTCTAATTGACTCTTGGGGATTTACTATCTAACCAATCTAATAATATATAAAGATATATGAGTTTACTTAAAGAAAGAATAGTTTATAAACCATTCGAATACCCACAAGCATACGATTACTGGTTAAAACAACAACAAGCACATTGGTTACATACAGAAGTACCAATGGCGAATGACGTAACAGATTGGAAGTCTAATATGACTGCTAACGAAAAAAACGTTGTAGGACAAATCTTAAAAGGTTTTGCACAAACAGAAACAATAGTTAACGATTACTGGTCAACACTAGTAACTAAATGGTTCAGAAAGCCTGAAATAATTATGATGGGCACAACATTAGGGTCTTCAGAAACTATTCATGCAGAAGCTTATTCTTTATTAAACGAGCAGCTAGGCTTAGACGACTTTTCAGAATTTCTTGAAGATGAAGCTACTATGGCTAAAATAGAATCTTTAATGAATGTTAGAGATAATCATGATGGTACCCCTAATTGGCATGAAAGAGCAAAATCACTAGCAATATTTTCTGCATTTACAGAAGGTGTTAACCTTTTCTCTTCTTTCGCAGTATTGCTTTCATATAAAATGCGTAACCTGTTAAAAGGAGTAGGTCAAATAGTTGAATGGTCTGTTAGGGATGAATCTCTTCATTCAAATGCAGGGTGTTGGTTATTCAGAACTCTTATGGAAGAACATCCAGAATTTAAAACTCCGAAACTAGTTAAAGAAATAGAAGAAGCAGCTCATTTAGCCTTAAAACTAGAATTTGATTTTATCGATAAAGTATTTGAAATGGGCGATTTAGAGAACCTTTCTAAATCTGATTTAAAGAACTTTATTAAACATAGAGTTAATACTAAAATGGGAGATCTTGGTTTAACCCCAATTATTCCATCTTCCGATATTGATAAAGGTGCTTTAAAAACAATGAAATGGTTTGATGCAGTAATTGCAGGTAAACAACAAACTGATTTCTTCGCAAGCAGAGTTACAAATTATAGTAAAGGTCACGTTGACTGGTCTAACGCATTTTAAAAAAAAGATATGAGTATAATAGTAGACACAACTTCCTGGGAATCAGGTAAGGACTATCCTGAGTGGATGAATGAAATATCAATTGCTACAATCTCTAAAGGTTATCTATTAGCAGACGAAACTCCTAAAAAAGCGTTTAGAAGAGTCGCCTCTACAATTGCTAGAAGACTGGACAGACCAGATATGGAGAATAAATTCTTCAGGTATATGTGGAAAGGGTGGTTAAATTTAGCATCTCCGGTACTATCAAATACAGGTACAGATAAAGGCTTACCAATTTCATGTTTTGGTATCGATACACCTGATTCAATTAGAGGAATTGGGCTAACCAACGCTGAACTTATGAGACTTACTTCATTAGGTGGAGGAGTCGGTATAGGGTTAGGTAGAGTTAGAGGAAGAGGAGGTAAAATTGGAAATGGAGTAGGTCAATCTGAGGGTATAGTACCTTGGGCTAAGATTTACGATTCTACAATTATTGCAACAAATCAAGGAGCGGTAAGAAGAGGAGCAGCATCAGTAAACTTAGATATAAATCATCCAGATATACATGAATACTTAGAGATCAGGAGACCTAAGGGAGACCCTAATAGACAGTGCTTAAATCTACATCAATGTGTAAATATAGATGATGCTTTTATGCAACGCTTAGAGCATAGAGACGCTGATGCTATGGAGTTATGGATTAAGATTCTTAAATCCAGAATGGAAACAGGAGAACCTTATATTATGTTCGGTGATACAGTTAATAACAATAACCCATTAGCTTATAAGAAGAATAATTTAGATGTAACTATGACTAATATCTGTTCGGAAATAACACTCCATACAGACGAAGAACATAGCTTTATCTGTTGTCTATCATCAGTAAACTTAACTAAGTACGATGAATGGAAAAATTCTGACTTAATAGAAACAGCAATATACTTTCTTGATGGAGTTTTAGAAGAGTTCTTAGCAAAAACTTCTGGAAGAGATTCATTAATTAGAGCTCACAGAAGTGCTAAAAAAGGAAGAGCAATTGGTTTAGGAGTACTAGGATGGCATACATTATTGCAGAACGAAAGAATTCCTTTCAGTTCAATAGCAGCTACATCGTTAACTCATCAGATATTCTCAGATATCAAACAAAAAGCAGAGAATGCTTCTAGAAAATTAGCTAATGAATACGGTGAACCACTTTGGTGCAAAGGTACAGGTATGAGAAATACACATTTAATTGCTGTAGCACCAACAGTTTCTAATAGCACCATAGCAGGAGGAGTATCAGCAGGTATAGAGCCAGTACCGGCAAACATTTACACTTTTAATTCAGCAAAAGGTACATTTATTAGAAAGAATACTGCTTTAGAAACGTATTTAGAAGAAAGAGGTCATAATACAGAAGAAGTATGGGATGAAATTATGAAAGATAGAGGTTCTATAGCTAACCTACCGGAAGATATTATGCCAGCAGAAGATAAACCTATATTTTTAACATTTGCTGAAATAAACCAATTAGCGTTAATAGAACAAGCATCAGCTAGACAAAAGTATATTGATCAAACTCAATCATTAAATTTAGCATTTGATCCTACTGATAGCCCTAAGTTTATAAATGAAGTTCATCAAGCAGCTTGGAGATTAGGGATTAAAACACTATACTATTTAAGAACAGACTCAGTAATTAATGGAGACATAGGAAGTAGAACCTCTACGGACTGTTTAAGTTGTGACGGATAAATAATAATTAAAAGTTGTAAAATACAATAAAATTTCGTATATTATATTATGGTACAAGCAATAAAATTTTACGCAGATTGGTGCGGGCCCTGTAAAGTCTATAACAAAATATGGACTAAGGTAGAAAGTGAATTAAGTGGTAAAGTTGAATTTAAGAGTATTAATATTGAAAAAGATACTACAGGTTTAGCAGCGGAATATAAAGTTAGATCGATACCATTTACAGTGATTATAGACGAAGAAGGTAAATCTACTTCTAAGACAGGTTTAATAAAAGAAGCAGAATTAAAAGCACTTTTAAAATAAGTTAATAAATAAAAATAGTTATATAAATGTTACGAAAACCAGATTCAATACCCGCTAACGATACTATCGTTCAAGACCCTAGTATGGAACCTTTCTTTATCAGTAAATCTTCAACAGGAGGTTACACAGTATACGAAAGAGTAATTAAAGGAGAAAATAATACAGAGTATATTAAGACTGTATGTTATCCTGCAAACTTCTCCTATGCTTTAAAGAAAGTTGCAGAAGAAAAATTAAATCAAAAAAAGAGTTATAGTTCAATTAAAGAGTACGTCGATACATATGACAGTATAAGTAAAACTATGACAAATATAATTAATATATAACGTCCGCCTATACGTTAATAATACCTGGCAAATTAAAAATAGAAAATCATGGCAAAACATGTAGTTGTAAGTCTTAGTGGAGGGATGGACTCCTCAACATTGTTATTAAGAGCATTAAAAGAATATGATACCGTAACTGGTATTTCATTCGATTATGGTCAAAAGCATAGAGTAGAGCTAGAAAGAGCTCAACAGTTAATTAACTATCTTGCTGATAATGGTCACAAAGTAAATTATCGTCAAATTCAACTTAACGGATTAGTAGATCTATTAGACTCAGCTCTAGTAGTAGGTGGCGATGATGTACCTGAAGGTCATTATGAGAATGATAATATGAAAGAAACAGTTGTACCTAATAGGAATAAGATGTTTGCTTCTATTACTCAAGCAGTAGCTTTATCTATAGCAAATAAATCAGAAGAAACTTGTGATATCGCTCTAGGTATTCATGCTGGAGATCATGCAGTATACCCAGACTGTAGACAAGAGTTTAGAGATGCAGATGATGCTGCTTTTAGAGAAGGAAATTGGGATGCAGATAGAGTAGGGTACTTTACTCCTTATTTAGATACTGATAAATTTGGTATCTTACAAGATGGAGAAATACTTTGCGCTAAATTAAAAATCGACTTTAATGAAGTTTATAAGAGAACGAATACTTCTTACAAGCCTTATCCTTCAGGAAATAGCGATTATAAGTCTGCTTCTAGTGTTGAGAGGATTGAGGCTTTTATTGCTCTTGGCAGAAAAGATCCCGTACAGTATGAGGATGAAACTGGAGAAGTGGATTACGAGGTAGCAGAATCGCATGTAAAACAAATACTTGCAGATCATGTTGGTCCATGTTAATAATAAGCTATTTATATGCTATTCACAGTAATTTTTAAACATAGTATTAGTAATGAGCACTGACAGATCAAACAACGGAAACACCCAATTAAACTCGGAAAGAGGTAACCATAACCAAAGGGTTAGTAAGTACGTTATGTTGGGAAAATCCAAAAAAGTAATTTGGGACGCTTCTAGAAGGAACCGCACCATTTAGAGAGGTAGGGGGATTAGCTCAGCTGGCTAGAGCGCCTGCCTTGCACGCAGGAGGTCATCGGTTCGACTCCGATATTCTCCACAATGTTAATCAATAAAAATTAGACATGAAAAAAGTTTGGTTATTTAAAATAAATTTCGTATATTGATATTATAGTAATAGTGTCACAGCACCACTTTAAAAACACGAATATGAGTAAATTACAAAAAAAGGTTATAGATGAACTCTACAACAGAGAAGAAAGAGAGAACCTCGAAGGAATTAAGATCAATGATCATAAGATTCCAGATCCAAAACTACATCAACAAATAAGCTTCATCAAATCAGGTATCCGTATATTAGGGTACGCTGCATTATGGTGGAGTATTGATATAGCAGCTATTTTGCTAATATTATCAGAAGTAGTAGGAATCGGAGAAGAATTAGTATAAATAAATAAGTTATGGGAAAATTTCAATCAACAAAAGTATTTGACGGCTTTAGTACAGTATTCCGTCAATGGAAAGCAACAACTACTCACTGTTCTAAATTACATGGATACGGAGTATCATTTAAAATCTGGTTTGAAGGAGAATTAGATGATAGAAACTGGGTATGGGACTTCGGAGGTATGAAGAGAGCAAAAGGCACTATCGACGGTATGTCCCCTAAAGCATGGATGGATTATATGTTTGATCATACCTTTATAGTAGCAGAAGATGACCCCTATAAAGAATCATTCCTACAAATGGACAAAGCTAAAGTAGCACAAGTAAGAGTAATTCCTGCAACAGGAGCAGAAAGTTTTGCTAAGTTTATTTTTGATAATATAAATCCATTTATAGAAGCAGAAACAGAAGGAAGAGTTAAAATTACTCAAGTAGAATTTAGAGAACACGGAAAAAATACAGCATCATATGTCGCATAAGCAATTAAAAAGAGTTACAGACTACGAAAAGAATTTACCTATAGTAGAAATTTATACAGCGGTACAATCAGAAGGTTCTAGAGCAGGATATCCAACAGTAGTAATTAGAACCACAGGATGTACTCATAGATGCTTCTTCGGTGAAGGAGGATGGTGTGATAGTTGGTACACAAGTATACACCCTGAAAAAGGACATTTTAACTTTAAAGACATTATTGCAATGTATGAGAAAAATCCTCATATAAAAGAAATGATGCTAACAGGAGGATCACCAACTATGCATCCTGCTTTAGTAAATGAATTAACACATTTTGCACATGAAAACAATATTTTTATTACTATCGAAACTGAAGGAAGTCACTTCTTACCCACAGATTACCCTATTAATTTGTTATCTATTAGCCCTAAGTTTTCTAATTCTGTTCCAGTACTGGGAGTAGAAACTCCTCAAGGAGCTATCACAGATCAAAGAATGATAGACAGACATAATAAACTTAGACTTAATTATGAATCTATAAAACAATCAATAGCATACCATTCAGATTTTCATATAAAACCAGTATGGGACGGTAAAGATAAAGCTGCTTTAGCAGAGATTATGGAATGTTTGGGGATACTCAATGTTTCTCAAGATAAAGTTTGGTTTATGCCAGCTGGAGATTCTAGGGAAGCATTATTTAAATCATATCCTATACTATTTGACTGGGTAAGAGATAATGGTTATAGAATGACTTGGAGACCTCATATTATTGCTTTTGAAGACCAACGTGAAGTATAATGAAAAAGGAGTTTAAACATTTAGTAATAATCGGCCACCCTGACCATAAATCTTTTTGCTATAATGGTATATTTAAGACTATTATAAGACAATTAAGAAAGCATAAAGAAGTATTCAAGGTTATTGATGTATATGATGATAAACTTCATCGTGATAGAACTGAATTAATTAAAGAGTATAAGAAATTAGTTACTTGGTCAACACACATCTACTTTATATCACCAGTTTGGTGGTTTAGACTTGTACCTAAAATGGAAACTTTCTTCGATGAGGTATTTACACCGGGGTTTGCATATAAGTTTGTACCGGTTTTTAGTATGTACGCATATCCAAAACCATTCCTAAGTGATAAGAAAGTTAGAACATACATTACACATGGAGCACCGATGTTACCCGTTATTACCTTATACCTTAATTCAGTTAAGTTGAGATTAGTAATGGGGGTATATACTTTTGTTTTTGGATGGAACTTAAATAGATGGAGAAAGACTAAGCAATTTTGGTCTGTACCATTTGTAGATGCAAAGAAACGAGCAAAATACTTACGGGTAGTAAAGGAAGATATTAGAAATGATTTAGGTTTATAAAATTGGAAAAGTCAGAAGCATTAGAAATATTAGAGGAAATAGAAGAGAATGTAAACACATGTTGCGCCATAACTATGGAACCAGATGAAGTATTAGTATTAATAGATAAATTAAAAAGTTATATAGAAAATGGAGGATAAAGAATTTATTCAGTGGCTTAGAGGATTTGTAGAGGGAGTACATCATTACAATATTACTCCTAAACAGTGGGATGACCTTAAAGCTAAA